CACCTTGATTGATTTACATCCAATGTTAATTAATCCAAGTTAATATCTTATCAGATGACTTTTTATTCCTCCAGTTTTTATAAAACTAAAAGAAATATTTACTAGAGTCATAGGGTAACCACTTCCCGAGACCAGTAAATTCACGTGGAACCTATACTAGTTCCTTTGACTTGAATAGATCAAGGTTCTAGTCTTGTAGGATTGAGGTATATGAATTTATACCTTATAGCTGATTGGAACTTGAATAATGTAAATTTGTTCCCACCAGTGAAATTCTACCTGAATCAGAATGTGAAAACTTATTCTGACTAGATTTTTGTAATCTATGTAGTGACCTTACTTTTGGTACATCTACATAAGGAATATTATCAAACTTTTTAGTTAGTTGGACATAGTCCCATGTTTGTTCTTTATTTGGAATAAGAATATGTTCTTCCGCCAGAGTTACTATCGACTCTGATTATTAACATGACTTTTATGAAGGTTTTAAACCTGATTTTAAGTAAAAATCTAGAATCCCAAGTTATTGTGTTTTGGGATCGTCTGTCAAAAATTGAATCGCAAGGTCATCACCTACACACGACCAATTGTTTGATGTACAGTGTATACCGACCGACTCAACGGCCATGCAATTGATGAAGGATAATACCTACTTAGTGCAGGCATCTCCCATATGACAACCCATTTTTGTGATTCCACAAAACATGAGTTCCTTCTTTGTCTTTATATCATCTGGACCAACAGGTTTATAGATATAAAGTGATATTGGTGAACTTAAAAGATCTGTAACTATATCAGATTACCATAACGGTAAATGCATATAGTTCATCAATTTTTCTATGATTAGTTTGCTATAAGTCTGGGATATTTAATCTGAGGCTTCGCTTAGATCTTAACTCCCACACGGCTTATCAGCGACAAGCCTTTCCTAGAATTCCCAACCTGCTCGACTAGCTTTAACGCCAGCACGACAGGCAGGTATCTGTTGTAATAAATTAAGACCGGCATGACTCACAGGTTGAAGTATTACTTCTTTAGCCCATGAGGATATTGTTATGATTCTTTATTTATTACCAGGTTCTCTTATAGCTTCCCCACGAGCAGATTTAATAATATTACTTTAACCATCTACTCGTAGTGAACCACTTTGACACTGTTATTAATAATCAACAGCCCTAGTCATTAAGTACTCACCAAGAGATACTTTCCTAGGTGGCTTTTTCAGAACTTCACCCCACTGGAGAGCCACGAGTCTATCGTCGAGCTCTTTTGTAGAGATAGAATCTGGATTCCTCATTATAGACTCATCATTAAAGAAGTTATCAAACCTCTTCAATTCATCATCGAAATTTTTCATATAGGGAGCCCAGTCTTACGGATTGAGTTCTCCTGTATCCTTATCGATGAGCTTACCTTAGGTAGGCATGTCTTCAATAAGATCCATTATAGAACCGGCCTTGCCTCCTTTTGAACGAGGACATTCAAGACCAGATGATGATGAAAAACTAGTTTTAAATGCATCGTATAGACTGAATTTATCTAGTTTCTTAGTGAGTCTACTAAAGGTTTGGTTTATTAAATCCTTAAGTAACTCACTTATGAAGATACCAGTATTTGTCATCTTATCGACAAACTTTCTGATTTCTTCATTAACCAGTTCTACAGGTGGTAAACCTATTGCTCTGGTTTGTGCATAAATAGAAATTTTAG